GAACACACTCCTCGCCTTTAAACTCCTCTCTCCAATGCTCTAAATCACAACCTCTATATATTAACATATCACCTGGATTTAAATTTATTTTAACACCTTTTTTATTTACATCACCAGACGGCTCTAAATATATAGGCCAAGGGTCTCCTCCTATATTCATAGTTGTAGATATTTCACAACTAAATCTATCTTTATGTCTTTTAAGAACATCACCTTTTTTGTAAACTCTAGCATATGTATACGCAGGGTTTAATTTTAATTTAGTTTCTTTTTCCATAATAGGTTGCACTTTTAACATTAATGTTTCAAAGGCAACATCACCGTAGTGTGCATACGTATCGGGAACTTGTTGATTACCTTTTTCATAACCACCAAAAGCATTTTCAAAAGGTGATATATATTTTGCTTTTATACAAGTATCATAAACTTGTTTTTTAATAACAAAATAATTTGCAAGAAATGTAGCCAGATCTTTACTAATTACATTTTTGATAACTAAATATTTATTTTTTTTAAAAGTCATTTTTAAATCCAAACCATCCTGTAAGTAACATTTTTTCTTCGTTGCATATTTCACTTCTATGAGCGTGTGTAAAGTCTGTTGGAAATATAACAGTCAATCCTTTTTTTGAAGGCACAGTTGTTTTTAAATAATTAAACTCTGTTCCACCATTTTTTATTTCATATAAATAAGTTGCAAAAACTAAAGCTCTTCTTGAAAGAGCTCTAGAATTTCTTTCACAATGCCATTTTTTAAAACCGCCATTAGGTTTATATCTTTGAATATTATACCACTCATAAACATTATAATGTTCATAACCTCTAAGTATAGGGTATTTTTTTTCATATAATTCTAGCATCTTAGAAAGCTGTTCTCGATATGTAACAATGGGTTCATCTTCACAATAAGGACTAATATATAAATCTGTTGAATCTTTTGATTTTTTGTCATGAACTACAGTGTTATTATTAGAGTATATCGCACCTGTTTTCCAATTAGGTTCGTTATCATCATAATATTTTATTATCATGTCACATAACTTTTCAGAAATGTACCATCCTCCTATAAAAGTTTTATCTGCAAATTTATGTTCTTTAATCATTTTTTAAAAGTAATTAACATTAATATTTATTCTTCTATTGCTATCTGTAGGTAAACTACTTGCATGATTTTTACTAGGGTCAAAAAAAACTATTCTGTTAGCTTTAGGCTTAACTTCTTTTTTGTTAAAATAAGTTAGACCATTATTATCATTTATATACAAAAGACATCCTTTGTGTTTGTAAGGAAAATCTGTGTGAAATTTATGTATCTCTTTTTTATTTTTGTTTAAATGTAAATTTCCTTTAACTCTAATAATGCTTTTACTATTTATCTGTTTTAAAAATTTTGCAAGTAAATTAAAATAATCACTATTAACATACAAATCATTGTTATAAAAATTATGTGTAAAATAAAATTTATCTTTTGTATCTTCTTTATCAGTTATGTAACTATTGTAATACCAAGGAAAATGATCTCCTAACATAGCATTTTGTATTTCTTTAAAATATTCTTCATCTAAAAAATTATCAACTACCTTAATCATTTTTTAAAACTCCTTTTGGAATCGCTGTCATGTTCCAATGTATAAATCTAAAAGGTTCTTTACCATGGTCAACTGTGAACTCATGTTCTAAATAACCAGGAAATATTATTAACACTCCAGGTTTTGCAACAAAGTTTACTAACTCTATGCCGTTATTTAAAGTATTAGATAACTCTGGTTTCATTTTTAATTTTGTACAACGTGCGCCTGTTCTTGGTTCATGAAATATCGGACAAGATGTTTTATCACTAGCTTTTAAAAAATAAAAACCCGAAACATGTTGGTTCCAATGTATATGTGAACTATGGTGTCCTCCACCATTTTTTGAAAACTCTTGAACCCACATTTCAGAAAATGTTAAATCATATGCATTCATATCGTACCCATGACTATCTAAAAAATCATAAGATTTTGAACCTATATATTTTCTAAAATCCCAAAAAGAATTATCAGAAAATAATTGTGTTGAGTGATGAGCCATTCCAAAATCTCCTGTTTTTTTTATAAATAATTTATTTCTTTTTCTTGCTTCTTTAATATGTTTATCAGAAGCTTTGTTAAGAGACTTAACAAAATCTAATTTTTCTTCCCACCAAATAGGTGTTTTAAAATGTTCCTCTTTCTTCATTTTATTTAAAAGGTTTTCCTAAATTCCATAATACTAAAGAATACCTAGTCCCTTCTGTTACAGGTTTAACTCTGTGCCAAACAAAAGAAGGAAAAACAATAATAGAGCCTTTTGTTAAAATATCTTTTGCTTGTTTTACGTGTTCTACTTCATCTCTCATATACGGATCATAATTTCTAAAATCAAATTCTAATTCTCCTCCTTTATATTCTGTTTGATCAGATAATTGACAAGTTACAGATAGTTTTCTAATTTTTCCGTTTGGGTATGTTTTATCCCAACTATCACAATGCCAATCATAAAATTGATTTAATTTATATTTTGTAAATTGAAAATGTTCAGATTGATCCCATTCAAAATTCCAACCTGCATTAATATTAGCTTTTCTAATATAAGGTTTTATTTCTTTGTAAATCCAATTATCATTTAACCATACTACATCAGAATGTCTTTTTGTTTTTAAATGTTTAAGTTCATCTTTACTTAATTTTCTATCTGCATAATCACCAGTTCTAGCCATAATTTCTTTTTGTAAAGAAGCATATTTAATTACCTCATCACAAAAACGAGGAGTTAGAACAGATTTAAAACACCAATAATAATTACTTAGATTCATATTTTATGGTTAAAATAATATTCATATCACTACTTTTATTATGTGAAATAAAATAATTTAAAGAACTTGGAATTAAAATAAATTTATTATCTTCAAGAGGTATATCCCACCAATTATCTTTATTGTTATTATCATCATAAAACATTCTTAAAAAACAAGAATCTGGTTCTATTTTAATACAGTATAACATAACATACCTACAGTCTTTTGATTTTAAAATAGGAAGAGAAGATTCATTTGGATAATAAATATTACCAAAATATGAAGTATTAAAAATTTGTTTTTTAAAATTTAAGTAAAAATACTCTATTATATATTTATTCAACATATCAAAAGGTCTAGAAAAATTAAAATCCATTTGACATATTTCAGATTTAAAAATATCAATAGCTAAAGATACTCTGTCTATCTCAAACCCTTTTGGCATTTTGACATCGCCGTAATAAAAATTTAAATCACTTAATACTTTCTTGTGCATACCACTTACCACTATATATAATTTTATGGAATTTGCAACTCCCAACTATTATTATCAGAGTTGTAGGTATAATACTGTCCAGCTGCTTCTTGTTCTGATGTAAGGGCTGGTTGTTTTGGAGTTTCTATTATATTCCAAGTTGTGTTTTCTTCGTCCCATTCACGCACATAATCATGGGTAGTGCTATTTATTTGTTCAGAGGTTAAACTAGGTTTTGGTCCAATAGGAGATTCCCATTGAGCCGTAGAAATATTTTTAACCCAAGAAGAAAAAGGTTTTTCTGGCCAAAAAATTTGATTTGTAGAGTCCCATTCATAACCTATTCCTGCAAAATTTCCTCTAAACGCTTTAGATTGATCGTCTGCTAATTCAATACCATCAGTTTGCCAATATTGATTTAATTTGGTATTATAAGAAGTTTTAATCCAATTAGCAGCTGGCCAGTTACCACTTTTTTCTAAAAAAGCTTGACCAATAGATTCTTGTTCAACACCATCTGAATCAAGACAATCGGAGTTATTAACAACATGAACTGCTAAAACTAAATTTGTGTCAGGATCTATTTTTGCAAAATGCGCCATAATTTATATTATTGGAATTTGTATCTTATTACAACTGCTCCAGATCCTCCTGTTCCAGAAGTCCCTCCATTAGGATCAACTCCTCTTCCTCCAGTTCCACTACCACTGTTTGCGGTTCCATTTCCCGTACTACTGCTTGGACCGTTTCCAGATTCTCCATTACTTCCAGAACCATTTCCACCAGATCCACCAGATCCCCCTGTTCTACCATCTCTACCACCTCCGCCGCCACCGGCAAAAGTTCTTGATTCACCTAAACTTGGGATAGCTATACCAGTTGGAAATTGAGTTCCATTACCACCGTTACCACCATT